GGAGGTGCTTTTAACATCAGGCTGCTCAGCGGCCATAGGATTGAATACGACAATAGCAGATATGAAGATGGAAGCAACAATAACACCATCGGCTGATATAGTTGTATCTACCGAGTTAAATACCATTCAGACATCTTTGCTAAAGGCCATAGCGGATGTGATTCTTTCTACGCAGGCAAATGCCAACAAAACAGTCGAGCTTGCCGGCAGTGCCGATATTATAACGCTTGCGAACGTAAACATTAATCGAACAGGTATAATAACAATTGGCGGGTCGGCGGATATTGTAACCTTTGCGAACGTAAACATTAATCGAACAGGTATAATAACAATTGGCGGGTCGGCGGATATTATAACTGCTGCACAAGCTGCGATATATAAAACTTACGTGGATATACCGCCGGCCATGCACGAGGACCTCATAGACCCCTACAGTGGCGGGGCCTGGCTGTGGTTAGCTGAGATTGCAGTGCCGGGCTACTCGACAGAGCGGATCGCCCGCAATACCGCAGACGTCCGATACGGAGGTAATGATTTCGAGAAGTTCAATCTCCAGATAGGCGAGCAGATGTTTTCCGGGGACGGGAGCATTCCGAGGGTCACATTAAAGGTTTTCCAGGACGTTAACCGCAAAATCGAGGACATAGTCAATGAGACCGAGGGTGCCCTCGGGGCGGGCATCAAGCTGATAAAGGTCTGTGAGAAGTTTCTCGATACGCCGATATCGGCGCTCGAGGCGGATTACGAGAACTTAGCGGCCGAGAGCGATTCGGAGTGGGTGACTTTCACCCTGGGAATACCGAACCCGCTGACTCAGCGGATACCGCTGCGAATATACTCGGCCAGCATGTGTCCCTGGGCGACACCATCTTTATTCAAAGGGCCGGAATGCCAATATGCAGGAGAGGACGGCTCGTGCACCGGGACGTACGAGGACTGCTATCAGAAGGGCAACGCCGTTCACTGGGGCGGCGAGCTGGGCCTTGTTCCCAAGGTGATATGAATAATATAGCCGACATGATAAACAAGCCGTACGGAGCTGACCTGCAGGGGCAGAGCAGGCGCTACATCTGCTGGCACTTCTGCCGCGAGGTTTATAATATTCTCGGCCTGCAGCTTAAAAACTTTCATCTTACGCAGGAGCTCGACAGGATCGAAGAGCCGGCGGTCCCGTGCATAGTGCTCTTTCGCGCGGTAACGAACTGGCACAGCGGGATAGTATGGCCGGACGGCCTTCATTTTATCCACGCGTGCCCGCTGAATATATTCGAGCCGGACCCGAAGGAATATTTCATACGAAAGGACCGCCTGACGATCTGGCCGTTCAAACCGCTAATCGAGGGATATTACCTAAATGCAGTCGATACTCGTTAATGTAATCCATCATCCGGTGGAGCGCCGCAGCGTTACGGTCGTCGAGGTGCCGTTTCGCAGTCAATCCATCGGCCGGTTAAAGGAGCAGGTAGTTCCGCACCAGGACGTTCTGGCCGGCATTAACGGCAGGCAGGTCGATGACGGCGCACGCGTATCGGCGGGCGATAAAGTTGTTTTCATTTCCGCCGCCGCCGAAGCGGCGACGTTTGCATATATGGGCCTTGCGATGCTGGTTTCGCCGGCGGCCGCATACGTAGCGGTGAACATGGCCGTTGCTTACGGAATGTCATATCTGGGCGGTAAATTGTTCGGACCGGATATGAAGCAGCCGGACGATATGCCGGCGGGCCAGAGCTTTAGCTGGAACCCGCACACGACAAGGGCCGAGGGCGGCCCCCGCCCCATGTGCTGGGGAAAAAATCAGCACCATGGCAATATAGTTGCGCGCTGGACGGACGTGGACGAAAGCGGCAACGAAATTCTTTATATGATTCTGGATTACAGCCGCGGCCCGGTCAAGGGCAAGACGGGGACCGTTTTTTTTAACGACCAGCCTTCGACAAGTTTTCCGGATGTGACGATACAGGAGCGGCTGGGCACGATGAACCAGACGGCAATGACCGGCTTCGAGAAGAACAAGCTGGAATACAGGCCGGAGGGATGGAAAATAACCAACGATGACGGCCCGAGGACATGGACAAGCCCGAACAATTTCTTCGACGATCTGGAATATACTTTCGACTTCTCGCGCGGACTCTGGTACCGGCACAAGAGCGGCGGGCTCGGCACAATGGCCATCAGTATGAAGGTCGAGATATCGGAACGGGATGCAGACGACTGGACAACTATTTTCAACACTACCATATCGGGCCTTCAGTTCGAGCCGCTCTTCAAGGCGTATAAGGTCAGCGAGCAGGGCTTCAACTGCGTTCACGGCAAACAGTACGATCTGAAATTTACAAGGGTGTCCGCCGATTCCACAAGCGAGCGCGTCAGTGATGAAATATGGCTGCGGAGCGTCCGCGAGGTCGTTGACGTGGCGTTCACCAGACCGGGCAGGGCACTATTGGGAATAACGGCGCCGGCCACATCGAGCCTGTCCGGAGATATCGATGTTAGCTGGGAGGCCGAAGACAGGCTTGTCAATGTTTACAACGGAACCTCCTGGTCGATCGGATTCAGCCGCAACAGGAGCTGGGTCGCTTTTGACATGCTTACCCAGCCGGTCATTAGTGGTGACGGCAACGGCGGAGGGCCCTTTACAATAGAACGGTACGAAGGGATCAACCCTTCCAGGATTGACCTCGCATTTTTCTACGAATGGGCATCATGGTGCGACGATCAGGTAACCGACGGCAACGGCGGCACGGAAGACAGGATGACCTGCGACCACATCGTCGATTATGCGACCAACGTATGGGACCTGATATACAGCGTAGCCCAGATCGGGAGGATGTATCCGTACTGGCAGGGCAGTATTCTTACCGGATGGGTCGATAAGGCGGACACCGATATCATCGATTTAATCACGTTCGACAATATCATGGTTCGAAGCTGGAAAAGCTCATGGGCAGGCCACGGCGAAATGGCCGGCGGTATAGAAGTTTTCTATCAGGACGCCCTGCACGGCTACGAGCGCAAGCCCCGGCCTATACCGAACGAAGATAGCGGCGATTATACCCGTATCGTTGCAGTCGAGGGCATCGGCGTCAAGTCACATACGCTCGCAACCAGGGTCGGTAATCATGCCATGCAGCGGAACAAGCTGATTAAGAACTTCAACTCGGTGCGGATGTATAAAGACGCCCTGCGGTACAGGCTTGGCAAGGTGGTGCGGCTTCAGAGCAACGTGCCCAACTGGGGTGCTACGTATAGAGTCATCAAGAGCGAGGCAAACAATACAGTCGAATTAGACCGGGCATGCACGGCATCGGCGGCCGACATCATCTATATACGAAGCTATGACGAGGTGAACAAGAAAGTAGTTGTAGATTCTTATACCGTCGCTTCCATCGCGGGCAAGGTGGTGACGATTGAAGAGACGTGGGACGTTACTCCCGTCAAAAACAATATTCTTGCAGTCGGGGAAGCGGGGGCAATCAAGCGGCGGCGCATTATCAAGATGAGTCATGCGCCGGACAATTACTTCGACGTGGAATTCGAGACCTACGATGCGGACCTTTACGACAGCGATTCCATCGACCCGCAGGTCACGGACGCCGACTATGCGTGCCCGCAGCCGCCGGCGGCCCCGGACAGGCCGGTGACGAGATGGGACGTTCTGGACCTGATCAGTAAAGTAGTCACACCACAAATCGACGTGGATTCACCGGAAACCTCGAACTGTACCTGGACGGGCAGCGGCGGTGATACGGTTGCATGGTCCAAAACCGACGCGGCCGAGCCGATTATTTTCCGGTATAAAGGGACAGATTATAAGATAACGCCCGATTCGACTAACGATGAATTCATATACTGGGACCCGAATTTTACAACGCTTTTCAAGACAACCAACGATGCGGCAACGGCCGTTACGGTCGGAAAATGGTATATGTGCCGGAATGTAGAGGGGGTAGCGTATCCCACCAGACCTTTCTCATCGGTCCACGCCGGGGTGCTGCAGGCGGGGACGATTACAGCCGAGTACGGCCAGATAGCGGATGCTGCTATTGAGACGGCGAAGATAAAAAACGCATCAATTGAGACGGCGAAGATAAAAAATCTGAATGTTACTAATGGTAAAATAGCGGATGAATCGGTTGCAATATCAGCAAGTGACGATGATAGAGATGTATCAATTACAAGTGACGGCAATTCGGTTTTTGGTATTTCAGCGGGAACGTTTAC